ATCGTACATTTGTTCGATTGCCGTTCGAGATTCCCCGAACACTGCCGAACGAGAACGCATGTTCGAGTTGCCATAACTACATGGCTAGTCACATACATGCTTAGACAACTACACAATTAGTCACACCAAGCCGAGAACGCAAAGCGTGGAGTGGCGAGTGCTGCTGTTATCAAGAACGCATGTTCGATATCCGAGAACAAGAACACATGTTCGAGAAATAACAGGCATTAACACGTTCATAATTTGTTCATAAATTGTTTACAGTTTATTCAAGATTTATGCTGCAAGGTGTGATATTATAATACTGTCGAAAGACAATAACAGAAAACAGTGATTGAAGAAAGGTAAAAGGTGAAAATGTATGAATAAGAAAGAGTTAAAAAAAGAAGTTAAAACATGGTTGAAAGAAGTTAAAGATATTAAAATAGTTGATATGAATGATGATGTATGGATAGGAGTAGACAGTTATCATTATGTATATCATATCTTTGTTTGTTATTGTACAATGACTATATCAATACAGATGTTATCTGATATTATGGTACATAAAATTAATTACTATGATATGAATAATAATTTTAGAAAATTTTAGAGTAATAGATGATTTATTTGAATAGTCGAAACGCTGGAACATCCAGCGTCATACAAGGACGGCAACCTTGTATCTGATGAGAGTATACCGATATAGTGAGATAATAAGTGTGGTCAATGCTCATTGGCAAGCCAAGAAAATATATCACAGAGAATTAAAAAAAGGAGATTAACAATGGCAACAAAGAAAAAGTATGTAGTAGTAATTAATGAAGTATCAGGAACACTTGACAAAGAGTTATTCAAGAAAATGGCAAGCAAGGGAGACATAACAAGCGTATCTGTAACAGAACTAGTAGAACAGGAAATTACAGTAACAGGAACGGCGAGTGCGACAATCGAAACAGATGAAAAAACTTTTAAAATGTCTTATTTCAATACGGAAGAGTACGGCATTGTACATTGTGGCGGAGGAACTCTTTTTGAAGAAACCTTGTTTGACTATTTATCTGACGGAGTATCAAAATTTAGAGTTAATTCCGTAAAATGTAAAATGGGAACAGGCTACAAGGCAGTTCCAGTCTTAGAATAAGACATAATATTAAATAATTGTCGGAGTGAAATGTTTCACGTGATATAATGTTTCACGTGAAACATTTTTTTTTTAAAAAAGGCGGTATATATGGAAAGTAAGGAACAGATATACAAAGAGTTAGTCAGAGAAGCTAAAAGTGCAAATGCTAAATTACGAAGATTACGCGGGCATTATGGTGAGCATTACGGCTGGGCTGGAAAGCGTTTGATTGATAAATTATCTATAGACGCCGTTAATACTGTATCTGATAAAGGATACATTAGATTTAATAAGAATCTGTCTACTGTTCAGATGAAAGCCACATTAAAAGCACTTAAAGAGTTCAAATCCAGTAAAACAAGTACAGTGAAAGGTGTTGCAGAAAATATTGAAAAAATTAAAACTGGGTTAGGTTCGTCATTTGACATTGATTCTGAAACAGCACAAAGAATTTTTGATTTTTTTGAAACTGATAAATATAATTTATCTGATGAAGTAAAATATGAAATCATTGTAACGGCTATTGAAATAGGAATTAAAAAAAGGCAGTCGGCTGATGTATATTTAAAAGAAATAAAAAATTATATTGATTATGGAAATGACGCGGATTTAAAAGCTACTCTTAAAGAAATTTTTGAGGGAGTTGTTAATGGTACAATTGATTTTGGTAAAATGAAAGATTTAAAGGGAGTGTATTACTGATATATGTTATGGTGGGAAGTGTATAAAGGGCATGCAAGTGAAATAGTCAGTAAAGGCAAGAACACTTGTGACAATACAATATATTCTTTCGACATTGAGACAACCTCATATCTCTATTATAATAATCGTGTATATAATAATCTTGAATATCTTAATTTTACTGATGATATGAAAGAGAACAGTTTAAAACAGGCATGTATGTACATATGGATGTTTGGAGTTAATGACGTTGTATACTTCGGTAGAACGTGGGAAGATTTTATTAAATTTCTCTATAGAATAGAAGAGAATTGCAATGAAAACAAAGTTGTTTTCGTGCATAATTTGTCATTTGAGTTTCAGTTTTTAAAATCACATTTTCGATTTAAAGAAGTAATGGCAAGAAAAAAACATAAAGTCATGAAAGCAGTACTTGACGATTTTAACGTAGAATTTAGATGTACTTATTTTATGAGTAATGCGGCACTTGCAGAACTTCCAAAACTCTTTAATCTTCCAGTTAAAAAGAAACTTGGTGATTTAGATTATAATAAGATAAGGCATTGTAAGACAGTACTAACATTAAAAGAATTTGGTTATTGTGAGTATGATTGTCTTGTTGTATATCATTATATCAAAAGAGAATTGGAAGAATATAAATGTGTAATGAATATTCCGTTGACTTCTACTGGACATGTAAGGCGAGAATTGAAAACACTTACAATGAATGACTATAAGTATAGATATACAGTATATAAGGCTATAAATACGAACCCACATGTTTACAATATGCTTTGTGATGCCTTTGCTGGCGGTTATACACATGCTAACTGGATTTATGTAGATGAAATATTAAATAATCTTGACAGCTGGGATTTTACTTCTTCTTATCCTTATGTGCTAGTATCTGAAAAGTATCCCATGACAGAGTTTAAAACATGTTCAATCAAATCAGCAGAGCAGATGTTAGATTGTTTTGCATATTTAGTTAAAGTAAAGTTTTACAATATTAAATCTAAGTATTTTAATAATTTTATTTCTAAAAATAAATGTCACTATTTAAAAGGTGCTGTGTATGATAATGGTAGAATACTTCGTGCTGATGAGTTAGAAATAACGCTTACTGACGTAGATTTTAAACTAATACTTAAACAACATACATTTGACAGCTACGATATAGAAGAATGTTGGTATGCACAATATAAATACTTGCCTAAATTATTTATTAATTTTATTTTAGATAAGTATATATTAAAAACACAGTACAAAGGTGTATCAGGTAAAGAATTAGAGTATGCGAAAGAAAAGAATAAATTTAATGCGTTATACGGTATGAGTGTTACTAATACGATACGTGATGAAGTCCGTTATTCAAATGACTTTGACTGGCTTGATGATAGAAAACTTGAGAATGAAGAAATATTGGATTTGCTGATGAAAGAAAAGAAGAAGTCTTTTATGTCGTTTGCTTGGGGCTGCTGGGTGACTGCATATGCAAGACGAAATCTCGAAGAGAATATTATTAAACTTGATGAATATGTTGTTTACTGTGACACTGATTCTATTAAGTTGATGCAAGGCTATGATAAGAGTGTAATAGATGATTATAATAATAGTGTTATGTCTAAATTAAAGGCAGTATCTGAAAAGCTGGATATTGATATTGAAAAATACCAGCCAGCCGACAAAAAAGGAATTAAGCACCCTTTAGGACTTTTTGATTCTGACGGACATTATGCAGAATTTATAACTCAAGGTGCGAAAAAGTACGCATACAGGCAATTTGAAAATGTCTATAAATTTAAGAATAACAAAGACTATTGTTTTAAACATGAACATAATTTACATATAACAGTGAGTGGTGTACCTAAGAAAGGAGTTGTTGCATTAAAGAATAATATTAGTAATTTTAAAGATGATTTAGTCTTTGATTATAAGGATACAGGCAAGAACATGTTATATTATTGTGAAGAGCAACAACCTTGTGAATTAACTGATGAAAATGGTGTGTCTATGATTGTAAATGAAAAAAGCGGTTGTTGTATTGTACCAGCAACGTACAATCTTTCTAAATCTTTAGTATATGCTGAAAAGGTAGGAGACAGTAGTACAAGAGCAAAATTCAAAGAATAATGTTTCACGTGAAACATGAAAGGAGTGATTAATATTAAACAAGATAATATACATTATAACATTGATAATATCGACAGCAAAAATGCATTATTTAATCTAATACTAGGAGAAAAAAGTGGTGGTAAATCTTATCAGGTGAAGCATAAAAAAGCTGTAGAACATTATTTGAAAACAGGGCAGAAATTTATATTACTTAGACGGTGGAAAGATGAAATTAAGACGGATAAAATTGAGCAATATTTTAATGACGTAGACGTAGAGAAACTAACTGACGGTGTATATAATTGCATAACTTACTGGAGGGGAGGAATATACTTTGCCAGATTTGACAATGAAAAATTCAAGACTGTTAAGGGAGATAAAATAGGATATGCAATAGCGTTATCGCAAGAACAAAATTATTCATCTGTTTCTTTCTTGGACGTTGATAATATCATATATGAAGAGTTTATGAGCCGAACAATGTATATAGCAAGAGAGCCAGAAAAGCTAATGATTTTTTATGATACTGTAGATAGAAAGCGGGGAGCGGTTAAGCTATGGTTAGTAGGTAACACAATCTCTCGCGTCTGTCCTTATCTTCCAGCGTGGGATTTACAAACGACTATTCAAAAAATGCGGCAAGGTGACATTATAACTAAAAACATAATCAATTCAAATAACACAATTAAACTAGCAATCGAATATTGCAGACAAACAAATCAAAAATCTTTTGCAATCGGCTCGAGTGAGAGTATGATAAGTGGTGGTTCATGGATGAGTACACCACAGCCGCATTTAAGCACCAGTATTAAGACATATAAGGTAGTTTTGAGAGTAGTGTTTCAATATCAGTCATTTATGTTTTTAGGTACTCTTTATAACAAGAAAGATGAATTAATCTGGTTTATCTGCCCTAAGCATACACCTATCAAAAAAGGCACTCTTGTTTTTGGTGTAATATCAGAAAATCCACTATATTCCAAGGATATATATAATATGGATTTCAGAATTGACAATAAAATTAGAGATTTAATAATGAAATCTTTTAATGAAAGTAATATATTCTATTCTACTGATTTATGTGGTACTGATTTTAAACAGTGCATTGATTTTAGTATAAGGAGATGATGATTATTGAAATCTTATGAATGGAAATTAATAAAAGATTTAATGAATGATTTATGCGTTAGGAATGAAGTGATAGACAAGATTAATAAAGAGCAAGAGTTTTATATTGCAAGAAATATTATAATAGACACATACGATATTAAGTATATGAATAAGGAGAATTAATATGAGAAATAGTAATATTATTTTAAGTAAAGGAATTAAATTAGATAAATCATACAATAATTGTTTAACTTTATCATCAGATGAATTGCTGGAAGTGTTAAGAAGTGAAAGTCATTATATTACAAGTGCCAGTGACTTTTCTTTTATAAGAAGTACTGGAAGAATTAGCACACCTTTTACTTATAGCCAGTGTTTATATTCCAATTACATGGCTTTCCAGAATCCTGACTATGATAACAAGTGGTTTTTTGCATGGGTTGATAATGTCGTTTATAAGAGTGACAGATGTACAGAGATAGAATATACAATAGACTATTTTTCAACTTGGTGGGATAACTGGGCAAGAACAGAAACGTATGTTTTAAGAGAACATATAGCAGACGACTATATAGGGGCTTCTCGTATTCCTGAATCTTTTGGTGTAGATTCTTATGTTGCTAGAGATACATATAAAATACATGTTAACCCTGATAAAATAGCTTTTCTTTTTACAGAAGCAAGAAAAAGCACATCAAGTATTGAGAATCCCCAATATGACAGCCCTTACACAGCATATCAGGGAATTGGTGGAGTGCCATTTAATGACGGCTTACCTATGACATTATGGAGAGTTACGGCAGATTTAACGCAATCTGGAATAAGTACATTAATGCAATATTATGGAGATTATGTGAATGAGGGTAAAGGTGGCGACCTTGTAGGCATATTTACATATTCATCAGATAGCGACATAAATGAATGGGTAAATATAGAAAAGATTGGTTCTATAGACGGATATACACCAGCTAATAAAAAATGTTTACAATATCCTTTTGTAAAGGTGACAGTATCGAACCAACAAGGCCAGTCATTAGAATTAAGGCAAGAAGATTTTGGAGAAGTAATAAAGTTTAAATATGGTGGTACTGACAATTATAAAGGGCAATCTATATGTTTTCCAAGTGAATACAAAGGTATTACAGACGCGACAGATTTTGGTTTATTAATAGATAATTATCCTACAATTCCAATGACAGTAGATTCTTTCGCTACATACTTGGCACAGAACGCTACTAATATAGCACTGGGTGCAATAGGTGGTGCACTTGGTACAGTTTATTCTATTGCTACAGGAAATCCAATAGCCGCCGTTGCTGGAATAGGTAATGCTATTAATCAACTAGGACAGATTCAATCTGCCAGAACAGTTCCTGATTCTGCTGTTGGCATGTCTGGCGGTAATCTTATTAATACAAAATTAGATAATTTTGCTTTTTTAATAGAAATCAACACAGCTTATACAGATGTAATTAAAAGTGTGGACGCCTTTTTCACTAAATATGGTTATGCTGTTAATCAGATAAAAGAACCTAACTTTTATGGAAGAAGTAACAATTATGTTCAGATATCTCCAGATTCTGTTATTGGCTTCGGTGATGTTCCAGCGGCAGACATGAATATTATCAATGAGGTGTTTAGAAAAGGAGTTACATTGTATCATACACATGATAGTATAGGAACCTATTAATATTTCACGTGAAACATAAAAAAAGGTGGGATATACCCACCTTTTTTTAAAGATCTACCCAAGTTCCGTTTTTATAAACAAAGAAACCAGCAAAACCATTTTCATCATATCTTTTAAATAAAATTCCCTCGTTCTGTGCTGATGTGCTAAGCTGATACGCTCCCTCCATATTTCTTATAATGTTTTCAGACGTGCCAGTTTTAAATAAGCAAAACGTACCTTTTATATTATTATTAACAATAATATTGCTGATATCTAAAATTGTATCCTGACTACTTTCAAGATTATTAAGTAGATATTCAGCATTTAATATACTATCTTTAATAGTATAAATACCTTTACTTGCTCCGCTAAAAGGTGTTATATTAATACGACAATCTTTAATACTTAAATCTATCACATCAGGGTTCGTCTTTGTTATTAAATATGTGTCTATGTCACAATTGTTAATATTAATAGTTTTTTTATTAGTTCCAAAACATAAAAAGACTTTTTTAATATCGCAATTATTAAGGGTTATATTACCGTATGTGTTACAATTTTCTGGTGGTGTTCCAACAACACAGTCCTGTATAAAAGCTGTACTATTAGTATTAAAAATGCAGTTATTAAATATTAATAATGAATTAATAGAAGAGTTAAAAAAGCCGACATTAGGGTTAGCTGTTGTAACAAAAGTACAATTATTAAAAGTAACAGAACCGTTAATATAAGAAAGAAAAACATTTCTTATCGAACTATTAACAATACAATTGTTAAATACAATGTTCTTAAATGTTGGGGCATTAAAATTTATTTCTATAAATCCAACAATATTAGTTAATCTGATACCATTATCACTATTAATATATGAATTATTAATACTAACATTTTCTATAACACAATTTAACTGCCCATATATACGAACACCGGCATAACCAGAACATTTAATATTATCAATTATGACATTCTTTATAGTTTTTCTAATGCCCTCAATAGCGTTTAATGCTATAAAGTCATCTCCTGTAGTTCCAGATACATTATATATATATATATTAGAACAGCCGCCGTTTACATGTATTCCGTCACTAGATATAATAGTTACATCATTTTCTAATTTTATATTAGAAATAGTAATACCATTACTTTCATTTTTTTCACTATCACTTATTAAAATTGAATATTTTTCACTATTAATAATTAAATTAGTGATATTAACATTTGAACAACCATGTACACTAATACCTAATGAATTAGACATTAAAACGATATTATTAATATCTATATTATTAGAATCAGTACAAGAAAATATGCAATGATTTAAGTAACTATCATTAAATTCTACTTTTTTAGTTATAGTACCACCACCAAAAATCTTTAAATTAGAGTGTAAAACAAGATTTTCTGTGATAAGGTAGGTCTTAGATATATTAACATTATTAAATGCTAATGCTTTCTGAATTGCTTCTGTATCATCTGTCACTCCGTCACCTTTCGCTCCGAACATTTCAGGTGTATATATTCCAGAAAGAAACCTATTAAACTCTCCTGTTGTAATTAACTCATCAATTTTTTTGTTAATCTCTTCCTGAACATCAAGATTGGTAAAATAGTTATTTACATAGTTGTATAATGTAATAAAATTCTGTTCTAACTGATTAATATTATCTATAATCTTATTAAGATATTCGACAACTTTACATAAAAGTTGATAATTTGTTACTGCATCGAAATCCGCTTCGATAAAAGGGAAATTCTGTAAGACGCATAATTTAAAAGGTGTTAGATTTTTCATATCTGTATAATTATTATTTACATTTGTCATTATTATAAACTCTCTTTCTAAACTAAACCATAAAACAAGCAATCTAAATCATTATATAGCATTGTCCAGATATTATTGTATTCTGTCTGGAATTTAAGAAATAAGTCCAGTTCGTTGTCTGCCGTTCGTGTGACTACTTCTTTAATCGTTTTGTCACTCTTGCCACTGTCTGTATTAGTGCTAGTGTTAGACGTTGTTGAGCTTGTATTATTAGTTATTGTGTTATCCGCTACATTGTGCGTATATTCTGTTAAATACTCACTACTATTAATATCGTCAATGTTGCTTTGCGGAGTGTCTGAATAACCTGTATTATTAACAGTATTTGTCACTCCTGTATTTTCGCCAGTAATAGAACCATTAACAATATTATTGCCAGTGTTAGAGGTTGTTGTATTATCTGTATATTCTCTTGTTGTTGTGCCACTCTTAAAGATATCCCAACCTTGGAGACTGTCCCATAGCATGTTATACTTGGGAAGTATTTCAGATAATTTGTTTTCAAGCATTATTTGAAAAAGTGTGACAGTATCAAAATTGATTCTACGCATGAGATAATGATTCAATATGTTATGCTCAAATGTTTCACGTGAAACATTAGTTGACAGAATATAATCAAAATTGAAAATATATTCTCTTGCTTTCTGCCACATATCTTTAATCTTGCTTGGTTCTTCTGTATCATAATTAACTAATGATTGCATTATACTATATATCGTGGGTGGTAGGTTATTCCCCTGTTGACATATCGGATAAATCATATTCAGAACCCCTTTCATCAGACTTTAAATTAACAGGTAGGCCGTCATAAAAGCTAAAATCCACTTTGATATTAAACTTCTCGTCAAGTTCATCTTTCCACTTGATTCTCGGTTCTGCTGTTGCATATCTTCCAGCAATAGTACCGCCTTGCGAGAAAGAGACTTCATCTGTAATTAAACGCTCCTTTTTCTGTATGTTCAAATTGCATATTCCGATATGATTAAGGAACTCTGAATATATCTGTTTCTTATATTCCATTATCTTATCAGTAACATACGGGGCTGGGGCGAGAACACTCTCAAAATTATTTAAGTAATTACCGTCAAATGCGAGTACTGTATTCTCACAAGCATCTACATTATTAATAATGTTCTGGACAGTCATTTTATTCTCGTTTGATGTCTTAAACAATCTCGGTGTTTTCTGCTGTGATATATTAATATCCATTGTTCTATCTGCTAATGCTATACGCTGTGCATACTGTTCTATATCGTAGATTAGTGGATATCTGCCTGTTGTGTCATAAAGTAGAACATACTCATTAGGCTTTAAAATTTTAGACCTGTAGCCGTTCATGCCGTAGCATTGTATAGAAGATGGGCGACCATATACGTCAACTGTTCCAATATTCTGAAACGGCAATATTAAATGTCCTAGTATTTCATCAACAAAACTAGCGACAACTCCATTTCTGAAAAGAACTTTATTGACATATGCAATATCTATATACTTAGATAGCCCAGTGTACTGTATTCGGTTCTGTGTCAGGTTAAACATTTCTCGACGGTGCATGTTCAATGTTGCAAGATTAGAAAGCTGTGTGTTTATGCGTGTTTTTGCCATTTTTTTTACTCCTTTCAATTTTTTAAAAAAAAGGCAGTATATTATACTGCCTTAATATATTATGTTTCACGTGAAACATTAAAGAACAGTAACGCTTGCAGTTCCTGCCATAGTGGTATCATAAACAGAAGATGCTGTTACTTCTATCTGTGGTGCTTGTGGTGCTTCTCTGCTTACAACATAATCAGACGCAATCTTTAAAAGACCATTTTCATTAATTGTTGCTTTTCCGTCTTCTCCACCCTTAGTAATAGACCATGTGACAGCCTTGTTTGCGAAGCCTGTTGTCTCTACAGTTGCTGATAACTGAAGTGAAAGTCCAGCTGATAAAGTACTTTTGTTAGGTGCTACTGTTACGTTTGTAACGGTTGGTGCTACTCCAGCAGTAAATACGACTGCATTTTCAAACGGACTTGTAGACTTGATTCCCCAAATGTGCAAAAAGTGGTTATTCTCTAATGTTGTAGGGTTGTAGAAGTCTGTTGTCTTTCCAACACTTATTGTGTCCATACCGTAGTAATAATCCATGAACCACTCACGAGACACAATAACGGCCGGAATATTAGCAAGCTGTGCAAGTTCTTCACTTGTAAATGGTACATACTGCTCACCAAGTACCTTTGTTAATCTTTCAGTGTCGTGTGTATTAAAACCGTCTGCAAGAACTGCTCTTGCCTTGAAATCAGCGTCATCTCTAAAGAAAGATGTCGCAAGAACTTCTGTTGACATATCTGCCTCAAAATCTGTATTCAAAATAAAAATCTGGTCGTCAAAAGAAGTTGCTCGTCTGATACCAGCTGGATTGTAATTAGGGCTTCTGAATGTCATCTTGTTAGATATACTCTTCATGTCTGAAACACGTTCTCTTGCTGTCTTAGTGTCGTAGTCGGTAATCTCAACAGAAGTCATTGTACCGTCCAGAATCCTTCTGCAAAGCTGGTACTTGTCGATAATATATTCATCATATACTTTAGATTCCCACAGCATTGAAACTGCTTCTTCAATAAATGATAACAGACCGCCTTCTGTCTCAAATGCCATTGCAAGCTGTTCATCAGATGTGGTTGTCTGATAGTAGACCTGAAAATTAATGTTGTGTAAATACTGTAATACGATAGGAACTTCTGTCTTTAAGAATGCTGTCTTATCATCAAAATTCTTGTTGTAGTTATACACATTGCATAAATCAAGAATAATCTCTCTTACTGTCTGACCGCGCCTTAATGTTCCCCTAAGAGTGAAGTCCCAAGGATTTTCCCAACGATTACGCTTAATTACTGTTAAACCGATAATATTAACAGTGTTGATAAAAGCGTTTCTATAACGCTGGTTGTCCATAATCAACTTGCCTATCGGTGCAATACTTTCTCCCTGAACTGGTAAATCAATCTCTGCTGATAAAATAGGATTCTGGTTAATAATGTAACTTAATAATTCTGCATTTGTATTAACTGCTAATACATTTGTTTTTGCTGCTCCTCTTGGCATATTAAATCTCCTTTACATCAATAATTTTTTTCTCTTCAATATCTTCTGTAATATCTTCTTTATTCTCAACAGAATCGCTGTTGAAAAATCTTTCTTTATACTTAGCTTTAAGATCTGCTGTTTCTGCTTCAAGGCTTGCGATACTCGCTTCCATGTCTTTCTTTTCAGCTTCATATCTTGCCCTGTACTCTTCATTCACATCATCTGTCCAAGAATCTTCTATATCTTCTAAGATTTCAATTTTCTTGTCGTCTGAGATTTCGAGAGTATCAATTTTCTTCTTAAAATCTTCTTTCGATAATACCATTATTATTAACTCCTTTCTTATAATTTTAATCTCTGATTTGGATAAATCATGTTTACGTCTTCCAAATTATTCTTTTCAGCAACTTCATGAACTTTGTAATATATATCTGTCTCATTATTCAAATTGTAATATTTTTTTACAATAGCCCATAATGATTCACCACTCTGTACAATATGTATATGTGGCTCTTCTACTGGTTCTTCTGGTTCTTCTGGCTCTTCTGGCTCTTCTGGCTCTTCTGGCTCTTCTACTGGTTCTTCTGGCTCTATGTTAAACATAGTGAGTTGATAACTATTAACAATGTTTATTAGCTTATTAGAGTACTCTGGGTCGGTAGCATAACCGCAAGACTGAACCATTCTACACTCTTCTTCATAGTCTGTGCAAGAAGTCGCTCTGTCGTAGTTATCCCATTGCATTAATTCATATAAACCTTGTACACTTGCTGATATACTTGGATATGACTTGAAGCTATCCTTAACATTAATGTATTCACCGTCAACATATTCTGTTGTGTCAAGAACAATGTCATCTCCCTTGATTCCAAATAATGTTGTTGCGTTAAGATTATATCCACTTTCAAGAGCTGCCATTGCAAGAACCGTACTTGGAAATAACCGTTTCTGTCCTTTTCGTCTTATATACTCATTAACGACAATTGGTGATAGTTGATTGAAAAAAACATTAACATAATCATATTTACTTGCTACTACTGGAAACACTGCTTTTCACTTCCTTTTCTAATACGTCTAGTGCCTTAGTAATTATTGCTGGTATCTTAATACCTGTAATTGCTATATTTTCAGTAATAGATAATATTTCTTCTACAATGAAAGCAATTATAACTATATGTCTAATTACATTCATTACAAGTAATTTGTCAAGTTGAAAAGCTATGACGACAATTACAAGTGTAAAAAACTTCTTGACTATTCCTTTAAACATAACACTACTTGACAGCTTACCACTGTCTGTTTTACTGCTTTTCTGCCATATAGCAGAAATCAAAAAACCAACGACTAAATCAATAATCATTAAAACAATTAATATAATAAGGTCGTCCGTTGGTTTGCCTATTAAATTAATCAATAGGCTTCCGATTGCTCCTGTTGCAACAGAAACAATATTTTTCAGCTTAATATCAATCACTCCTTTTCTGCTTTCTTGGCTTGCCAATGAGCATTGACCACACTTATTATCTCACTATATCGGTATACTCTCATCAGATACAAGGTTGCCGTCCTTGTATGACGCTGGATGTTCCAGCGTTTCGACTATTTTGTAAAATCTTCAATTCTTCTATATAAATAGAACTATTACTATTAATATAAATGCTGTTGTATTCATCCGAACATCTCTCTCATATCTCGCAAAATATCTTCACATTCAACTGACACGGTTGTATGAATATTTATTGTTAAAATTCCTAAGTCTGTATAATTAATTATTCTACTATAATATTTAAGTATTGCGTTAAAGTCTTTAGACCTTTCATCACTACTATAATGCTTCTTATCCCACATGTCAATTATTTTCCGAACATTTATTCGCATGTTATCTCTCCTTTATATTATCATATTCTTCTAAATCATTATCATATTCTTTACATTCTTTGTCATATATATCTTTAATCTTTATATAAACATCAATATCTGTATCATCTTCTAATTCTAAAGAATACCATGCACAATCTGTATATACTCCACTCTGCCCTAAACATTCAGTAAATGTCACATGCCCACTTTCTTCAATCTCTTCTAATGGTTAAGACTTATAATTTCTTTGTCAAGTACCTTGATTTCGTTCATTGTTAAATACATGTTAGTCACCTTTTACATTTCTATTGTTACCCAGTGCCTTGTCAGCACTGGGCTATTAACTTATTTAATCTAATGATATAAATACCTTATTACCGTCATTTAATACTGCTACATTTGCATAAAAACCATAATCATCTAAATAAATAACTTTAACTTCATTTATAATATCTACTGATACTCTAAAAACATCATGCTCACCTATATCATACGAACTGTTATATTCTATAGTCTCATACTTGTCAAAATCATATGAATAAATATAACCTATATCATACATTTCAAACAATTTATCTACTGTATAAAAGTCTCTTCTTACTACAAAATTTTTCTGTTCTGCTTTCTTTAATATTCTCATGTCTTTCACCTTTTTACCTTTCTTCAATCACTGTTTCTGTTATTGTCTTTCGACATGATTATAATATCACAATCGGCAGCATAAATCTTGAATAAACTGTAAACAATTTATGAACAAATTATGAACAGTATTGTTCCCGGTATTTCTCGAACATATGTTCTTGAGTGCCTCGGCTATCGAACATACGTTCTTGATAACATCAGCACTCGCCACTCCACGCTTTGCGTTCTCGGCT